ATATCATGAATGGGAAAGAATATTTCAATTCTTTAAAGAACATCCAATAGCAATGGGTAGCTTAGCTACTAAATATGTAAATCCTAATTTAACTAAATTTAATCCTGAAGGTAAAATACGTATTAGATTTAGTTTAATGCCTCAAAACATATCAAATGAGTTAGAACCTAATACTTCTAAGATAATTGATAGAATCAAAGCTATTGATGCTTTTATAGATGCAGGTTATGATGTACATATTAACTTTAGTCCTGTAGTTGTATATGATAATTGGTTACAAGATTATGAAGATTTATTTGATTATGTTAATACTTATGTAGATTACAAAGATATAGTTAAATGTGAAGTAATATTTCTTACTCATAATGCAAGTAAACATCATTATAATTTAGATAATAACTTATCAGGTGAGCATTTATTATGGAAACCAGAAATACAAGAATTTAAAATATCTCAATATGGTGGGGAAAATATTAGATACAACCATAAATTAAAAGCTGAATTTATTAATCAATGGATTGAATTACACAATAAAATAATACCATGGAACACAATAAGATATATATTTTAATATGAAACTACAGGACTAAATTTCTCTGAAACAGATTATTATTGGGATGATAAACAAAAAGAAATAAGAACTGGTAGTAATAATCATGTTACTGGAGGATATAAAATAAAAATCACCCACTCAACACAACCACTTGAATGTGATAGAATGTGGACACCTGTAAATGGAAAACAATGGATGTGTAATACTATGTTGTGTTGTGGTAAGATACTTAATCTTAAAACTAAGCCAATATCTTTACAAGAAGTCAAAGAACTAATTGGTGAGATTGATGTTGAGAAGAAGGCACATAATTGGTCAACAAGACAAACTACAAGAAGCACAGATTATTGGAGAAGTATGGTTTCAACTTATGTTGAGGCATACACCCAAGCCCTTGAAGATAACAAGGAGAAGAAATATACAGAGGAGGATGTGGGGAAAATCTTTTATGTAGGAGTTCAATTGGGTATTAACCAAGAATTATATGCCCAATTAGGTAAACCTCTTCAAAACGAAGAAGAAGTATTAGATAGAACCATTAAATCTCTTCAACCCAAAACAGAATGGGAAGTAAAATTTATTAACGGCAAACTAACACTAAAACAATGAAAAACATACACATATTACCAACATCAGAAGTTTGGAAAGATATAAAGAATTATGAGGGATTGTATCAAGTTTCTAATTTCGGAAATGTAAAATCTTTAGATAGAATTGTAAATAAACCTAGTGGAGTTTCTTATATTAGAAAAGGTAAGATATGTAAACAATCTAAAAGTAATCTTGGATACATGACTATTGGTTTCACAGTTAATAATCAAAAAATAAATAAGTATGTACATAGATTAGTTGCAGAAGCATTTATTACAAACACAAGTAATTACCCTCAAGTGAACCATATAGACTGTGATAAAACAAATAACAGAATAAACAATCTTGAGTGGTGTACTAATTCACAAAACCATACACACGCTTCTAAAAACGGATTAAATAAACTTCATTTGTATAGAGTAGCTTATTCAGGAGAACAAAATACAAATTCATTATTAAAAAAAGAACAAGTTTTAGAAATAAGACAAAAGTATATTCCTTATAAGTATTCAGCTAAAAAGCTGTCAAAAGAATACAATGTAAGTGAATCATGTATAACACATATTTTAAATAATACATCATGGAAAGAAATATCTACAAAATAGGAAAAGAATTGTTTATCACTTCTGATGAAGAAATTAAAGAAGGAGATTGGGTTATTAAAGTGAGCACTCTTTACAAAGGTGGAGGTAGTGTAGAAAAATACTCTTTTATTGATAAACTATTTGAAGATATTACTTTTAAAAAAATCATCCTAACAACAGACCAAGACTTGATAAATGATGGTGTACAAGCTATTGATGATGAGTTCTTAGAATGGTTTGTTAAGAATCCAAGTTGTGAGTCTGTTAAAGTTAATGTGTTTCCAAAATTTAACCTTAATGATAAAGGAAATTATGGAATCATCATTCCACAAGAAAAACCTAACAAAACTCATTATTTAGACGAGTTACCCAACATGGATAAAAATGTGTTAGCAAAAATGTGGGCAGATGCAATGCCTAAATTAGAACCTAAACAAGAAACACTTGAAGAAGCTGCTGATAATTCTTTATATTCAACGGAATATCTTAATCAAGATGAAAGGATTATTTTTAAAAAAGGTTGTGTGTATGGTGCTAAATGGCAACAAGAAGATATGATTGAAAAACTAGAAATGCACATCTTAATTAATGAAGATGATTGGAATAGAAATCCACAAGCACAATTTAGAAATTTTATCGAACAATTTAAAAAGAAATAAGATGAAAAATGATATTGATTGGATTAAATATATCTTATGGACAATAATTTGTAGTGCTTTTGGTGCTATCATTGGAATGTTTATTACTAAATTAATATATGATGTTTGAACAATTTAAAAAGAAACAAGATGAATAAAGACGAATACATTATCATAAACAAAACAGCTATTCAAAAAAGAATAGAAGAGTTAGAAAACAGAATTAATAACGATGGATTATTTCCACAAGAATTACAACATTTTATAGGACAAATCAAAGCTTTAAATCAAATTCTATCTCAATCAACTCCTTTAATTCCTGAAATTGAAAAGGCACATAAAAAAGGTTTCACAGAAGGAACTTGTTTTGGTGCAACTACAATTTATAAGTACAAAACATCTGAAGACTACATCTCAAACTTAAAACTTGATATATGACAACACCAGTAAACTTTCCAATAGCTAAGTTGCTAAAAGAAAAAGAATATAAAGACAAAAATATATTAGGTACTGTGAGATTAGAGGATTGTTTCAATGCTCCAACAATCGTAAGTGTGGTAATGTGGTTGTATGAGAAGAATGGTATTTGGATTAGTGTGTATTCAATAGATGATTCTACAATTTTTAGACATTGTTTTTCAAATATTGATTTTAATTCTCCTACTGAAGCCTACGAAGCAGCTATTTTATACACATTAAATAACTTAATATAATGAAACAAACAGCAGTTGAGTGGTTAGGACTTTATATAAAAGGTATTACAACTTTAAATTGTGATGATATTATCGACCAAGCCAAAGCAATGGAAAAGGAGCAGATAATTGATGCTCATAATCAATCTTGGCACGATAGAATGAACCCATATAAAACAGCCGAACAATACTACAAAGAAACCTACAATAACAATGACAGAAACAGCAGTTGATTATTTATTTAAAAAGCTTTGGGATACACCAAAAGATAAGCTTACATGGTATGCTATTCTTAAAGAAGCTAAAAGAATACAAAAACAACAAATAGTTGATGCTTGTTATGAAGGTATGCAAGCACAAGGATTTGATCCTAATAAAGGTAGATGTGAACAATATTATAATAATAAATATGAATAAAGAATTTATACCCTACGAACAAGCATTAGCTTTAAAAGAATTAGGATTTGATGAACCTTGTTTAGGTTTATTTAAAGAAGATAGTTCTTTTTTATATGCTGATGTCTTCGCATTTAGAGACCCTTACACACCCTCAGAATTTAAAGAAGGGGTTGATGAAGGTGTTTGTTATATTAATTCAGAAATATTAGAAGAATCAACCACAGCGCCAACCTATTCACACGCATTTAGATGGTTATGGTTAAAGTCAAAAACACATAGTTATATAGATATGAATGATGAAAGTTATAGATATAACATTGACTTTGGTAATGGTATTTTAGGTTTACAAGGTTTTAAATCTTATGAAGAAGCAGAACTTGAATGTTTAAAGAAACTAATAGAAATAGTAAAAAAATGAATAATACAGTAGAATTATTAGGTTATTATGGTTCTGATGAAGTAATATCTTGCAGCGCATGGACTAGTACATCTAGAGAATTAACAGATGATAAGAAAGCTAGAATACCTGCTTTAATAGATATGTTATGGAGCAATGGTCATGAAACACCATTTGAGAAGGCTACAGTGCATTTTCTTGTGAATTGTGATATTGCTTCACACATTCATTTATTAAAGCATAGGATGGCCTCTATTAATGCAGAGAGTGCTAGGTATAAAGAGTTGAAAGAAGATAAGTTTTATTTACCTGAAGATTGGAAAGATATTTATCTTCAAAAAAATATGGAAACTAATTTTGGATGGTATGATGAAGGTGAAATGAAATGGTTTGATATATTAAATGAATACACAAAATTAAGCAATCAACTATATCATCAATGTCTAGAAGATTTAACACCTATTCTTGGTAGAAAAAGAGCTAAAGAGTCTGCAAGGTTCTTTAAAACTTATAACTCTCAAATACAAGCTGATGTAATGTTTAACATGAGAAGCTTTGCTAACTTTCTAAAACTTAGGAATAGTGAACATGCTCAAGTTGAAATTAGAGAAATTGCACAACAAATGCTAAATCTTATACAAAATATTGAAGGTAATCCATTTCAATATACAATTAAATCAATAACTAAATAAAATGACTAAACAAGCAGAATTCCTACAAGGATATGTATTTCATTATAATCCATATACTGAAACATGGGCAGGTTTTCCTAGAGAATGCTCAAATGACTATTTTAACGGAGTTAATAACAAAGATATTATCAAACATAAAAATGTTAATGATATTATAGAATACTTAAAAATTAGTAATACAAAAGTTAAGCGGATAAATGATGAGGAGGGGGATTGAACGTGTTGCAGCTTGGCGACAGTAGCCGAAGGGTTGGCTTGCAGCGTGGCGGCTATTGCGCCAAACTGCTGTTATCGGCTGCCCTTCTTTCGGAATGTTCACCTTATCAATAAGGGAAACAAATATTAAATAATTGATTAACAACAAAATAAAACACTTAAAAATGAAAAACAAAACCGCAGCACAGGAAATGATTGATATTGTTGAAATGGATTTTAACAATGGCGTAGAAATATCTATGAAGGTATTTCACGGAATGCTTAAACAAGCCCTTGAAAAAGAAAGAGAGCAAATAGAGTTGGCATATATGGAAGCATTCTGTTCAATTTACGAATTAGAGGTTTGCCCTATTGATGAACAAGATGCAGCTAAATGTTATTATGAATCTCAATACTTGGATGTCGTTTAGGGTTGCCGATAACTCCCCGCTACCCGCTACTTCATTTCGCATACACAACAAACTAAACCCAAAATAAACCTATGGCTCAATCACAAAATAGACACCAAAAACGTGTTTTAAAACAATTATTTAAAAGTTCTCAACAAACTAAAATAGCAAACAGATATATTAGTAAACTTGAAGAATATAAAAAACTATCTTTTGAAGAATTAGATCAATTTGCTAAAGATGTATATAATAAAACAATTAAGTTATCTAAAACAGATAAAGAAGCTTTATATGAAGTATATAGACCTTTAGTATTTCAAAAGGCTATGGAAAGATATTTAAGTAAAGAAGAATCTAAAACTGAAATAAATGAGTAATCCCCAATTCTTAAAAGATTATACTAAAACAGTTAATGTTATTAGTAATCCTAACAATACTATTAAACATAAGAAAGCTGTAATGAATTATGTAGAACTATTTAGAGCCAAATGGTTAAATAAAATAGATGCTAATGAAGCTTGTTTTGAATGTTTAGATAGTTTATTAAAACAATTTAGCCATCGAGTAGACATTGTAACATGATAAATATATGAAAGCAATAGAACTAACAGAAGAACATAAGAAGAAGTTATTGGAGATGTGTAATAAGTTATTTCCTAAACATTGTAAATTTG